ATGGCACTGTCCACTTCCCTCGCCCAGACCAACATCGGCATCCCCATGGCCGACACCTACGCCCGTATCACGCTGATGCGTTGCGATAAGGAGCAGACGCTGATTCAGATTTCGCATTACGCGAACGTTGATGCCCGCAACGAGAATGCAAGCCCTGTGTTTGATCGCACAGTCTTTGCTCCTACCAGTGAGCTGCAATCCGGCGCCAACCCGCTGGCGATTGGCTATACCTGGCTCAAGACTCAGCCCGAATACAGCGAGGCGGTGGACTGCTGATGGCACCGGTAAACTGATGGCATGATCGAGCTGATCGCTGCTGTTGCTGGAGCGTCCATCAGCGTGGCTGCAATGGGTGCGATGGGCTTCAGTCGCCGCAATGATGAAGCGCGTGATGCCGTCATCCGTCTGACCAGCGCCGTAGAACACATTGCAACGCAGCTTGAAGTGCTGCACACGGACATCAAAGAAGATCGCAAGGAGACATTTACGCGGCTGAATACCGTAGAGCAAAGGGTCACTAAACTAGAAGCAAGGCCACCATTCATCTAGTCATGGATCGCATCACTGATTACATCGCCTTGGTAGTTGCCATTCACGGTGTTGCATTGATCGTGGTCAATTTGACACCTACCCCAAAAGATGACGCAGCGCTGACTGCTGCATCTAAGGCAGTGGTCAAGATCTACAGAGCTATTGAGATCCTTGCCGGTGTGATCACTCCATTCGTCAAGCGATGATTAAACTGACTGATCTGTTCAAGTATTACAAGCACGGCACGCCACATCAAATGGCGGCAATCTCTGAACTAGAGGCGGAACTATTAAAGGTTGCGCCGCAAGTCTTCAATAGAGATCAACCGTGGTACAAGACATGGCAGGCTGGCGGCAAGCTGCATAATTATGACGCAGCCCTAAAGCTCATTAAAGAGTTCGAAGGCGTGCATCTCAGCGCCTACCCTGATCCACTGCATGGATGGGATATAGCAACCATCGGCTATGGCACCACGCGCTACCCAGATGGCCGCAAGGTGCAGCGTGGCGACAAGATCACAGTGATCGACGCTAATGAGCTGCTGGAGATTGAAGTAGATCGCATTGCACAGAAACTGCGCAGTAGTGTGCCGCACTGGGGCACCATGAGCGGCAACAAGCAATGTGCGCTGCTGTCATTCGCTTACAACCTTGGCGCTGGCTTTTACGGCAGCGCTGGCTTTGAAACCATCAGCAAGTGCCTGCGCGATAAGGATTGGGCTGCAGTGCCAGATGCAATGGAGCTATACCGCAATCCTGGTACGTCAGTAGAGGCTGGGCTATTGCGCCGTCGTCGTGCTGAAGGCAAGCTATGGGCTGGTGAGCAGCAGCAGGATCCAGCCAAGCTGTCGCCCGACAGCCCATTTACTGCACGCATCACGCCGCATGTGCAGCTTGGTGAATTTGCGCTATGGCAAGAGGCACGCCGCTTTGACCATCAATATCAAGTCGACACCGCAGCCGAGCTTGCTGCATTCCTTGAACGTGCCCGCGTCAAGTTTGGCGGCAAGCCTGTAATTATTACCAGCGGCTACCGTCCACGCACAATCAATGCAGCAGTTGGCGGATCCAGCGCTAGCGAGCACTTGTATGATGCGCCAAATGTTGGAGCTGTTGATTTCTACATTCGTGAGGTGAACATTAACCACGTGCAGGAATGGTGCGATGCAAATTGGCCATACTCACTCGGCTACGGCGCACCTAAGGGATTTTGCCACTTGGGAATAAGGCGCGGCAGGCCAAGGGTTCGCTGGGATTACGCCTAGACTGCAGTGTACGCCGCTACCAACGGCATGGCGATTACATCCGCGCGATTATCGCCAGAGCTGCTAGAGGTGCGCATACCCTACACCAGCGTCAAGGAGCCAGTCACATTCCTGCTGGCATCTGATATCCACCTAGACAACCCAAAATGCAACCGCGGGTTGTTTAAGCAGCATCTTGAAGAATGCAAAGCCATCGGTGGTAAAGCATTGTTTTTCGGTGATGTGATGTGCTTGATGCAAGGCAAGAAAGATCGCCGCGGCAGCAAGGGTGATATCAGGCCGGAACACCTAGGTGGTAACTATTTTGATCTGGTCTTTCGTGAGTCGGCTGATTTCCTAAAGCCCTACGGTGACATGATTTTGATGATGGGCGACGGCAACCACGAAACTGCTGTCCTCAATAATCAAGAGATTGACCCGCTAGAAAATGTGGTCCGGCTCATGCGCAATGATGGCGCAGTGACTGAGCACATGGGCTATCAAGGTTTTGTGCGGTTTGTATTTGAACGTGAAGGGGGCGGCGTGCGTCGCTGCACACTGTTCTTTCACCACGGCGCATGGGGCGGGATTGTCACCAAGGGCACAATGGGCGGCGGGCGCTATGCGCAGATCGCACCTGATGCCGACATCGTGCTGAACGGCCATAACCACGAGCGCAGCATTGTGGCGCATCCTTGCTATCGCATCAGCGACAATGGCAAGGCATGGGTTGAGCAGCGTTGGCATCTGCAAACTGGCACCTATAAGCAAGAATTTGGCGGCACTGGTGGTTGGGCAGTGGAGCGCATCGTGATGCCAAAATCACTAGGTGGCATCTGGCTTGATTTAACACCACGTCATCGCGGCGGCGTTGATGTTACGTGCCGCCCGACGGTCTAAGTGGATCATTGCATTGATGGCGCAAACCTTGTCCCAAAACGCAGTGCAAAACACAAATTCAGGCAAGAGATCTTTGAGGCTTGGCAACATCAATGCGCCTATTGTGGCGAATCAGCGGACACACTGGATCACGTCAGGCCGCGACACAAAGGTGGCGCAACAGTAGCTACTAACCTTGTCCCAGCCTGCCGTAATTGCAACCGCCGCAAAGGCAGTGAAGAATGGCGCGAATGGTTTAATCGACAGGATTGCTATCTGCTTGATCGGGAACTTGCGGTATTGCGCTGGATTCAAGCATCTGATGGTAGAACACTCTAGCCTGCCATTCTTGCTGGTGGTCTTTACACATCCCAGCCAGGCAAACTCTCCAAGTATTCCCTATTTTCTTTATGGTCGGTCCCAAGAGGTGTGCCTGCCAGGGGATTGCCTATCAGCATACGAAGGCGGTTGATACCACGCAACTGAAGCTGGCACATATGCCCGCGTGAGATGCCTAGACGCTTCTCTAGGTCATTCCACGGCACTGGATTACGGCTATTGCGTGCATAGATGATCTCCCGCGTGCGCTCATCTAAATACTGCTCACAATGATCGCGTAATACCTCAAGCTGCCAGTCGTATTCAACGTCATATTGCTTCTCATCTGCAATGAGGTCCAAGATGTTTGACGTGTCTTCCTGTGCTGGCTTATCGAGGCTGGTAACGCGATATGCCTGCTTCAGCGTGTCAGAGATGACTTCTGGCGTCACATCAAGCATTGCAGCAAGCTCTGACATGCTTGCAGTGCGGCCGTGCTCTTGCGCAAATAACTGTGCAGTCTTGTTGATCTTGACCAGCATCTCGTGAATGCCAAGCGGCAATCTGATGATCGGGTCATACTGCACCAATGCACGTCCGATCGCCTGACGAATCCACCAATAGGCGTAGGTGGAGAACTTATAGCCGCGGCTGTAGTCAAACAGCTCTACAGCACGCGCGAGGCCGATATTGCCCTCTTGGATGAGATCCAGCATCTCTAGTGTTTGGTTGTTGCGTTTGCTGTATTTACGGGCAACATGCACCACCAGTTGCAGGTTGGACTGCATAAACCGCTGGCGGGCGCGTTCACCGCTGCGCAACTCACGGCGTTCTTGAGTGGTCAAAGGTCTATCAAGATCCTTAAGTTCCTTCCACTTCGCAACACGTCGGCCGAGTTGTATCTCTTGCTGCGGTGTTAAAAGTGGATAACGAGCGATACTGTTTAAGTAGTCGCCAATCGCGTCAGACATGGAGAATCCGTTAGTTCACACAATGGAAGCACAATTCCACGGCGCTGCCAATGCCGCGCAGTTGCGTGCGTTACATGCTGCAGCAGATTGGGCTGGCTTGTTGGAGTATGCGCTGCTACTTGCTGAGCAAGAGGCTAGCCAGCGGTCGCAAATCCACTGGCTAGTGCAGGAAGCGTCAGCAGCGCTGCGGACTGGTCTTGAACAGTGGCACCTAGATGCCGCTGAGGAGTTGCTTCGAAGCCGTCGTCGTGAGGTCTGAGTTGTAATGGCCGGTGACGCTGTAGCTGGTCACTGGCTGCTGGCTCATGCGAAAGAACACCATCTGCCCGATCTTTAGGCCAGGCCACAGCGGCAACGGCAGAATCTGGCGGGAGTTCTTCAGCTCTAGGGTCAACACGCTGCCATGCCAACCCGGATCGGCATAGCCGGCGTGCAGATTTTCGTAGCCTTCCCGTGCGCGGCTTGACTTCAGAAAGAACAAGCCAGCGATGTTCTCCGGCATGTGGAACACCTCGATGGTCTGCGCAAGGATGAATTGCCCCGGCTTCAGCCAATAAGGATTGCCCGCAGTAGCGCCTGCAATACTGAGCGGGCGCATGTCCAAGTCCTCGGCGGATTCAATCATGATCGTGTCACCAAGCCGCAGGTCAAGGCTGGCGGGATTGATCAATGCCTCTTCATAGTTTTGCACCATGCCGTCGGTGCAGAGTGCTTTGATCTCGTAGTCGCAAAGGATGGTCATTGGTTGAGTGGTTAGTGGGTCTGACTACTGGGCTTCAAGCTCGACGGCAATGGCCAGAAGTTCGGCGCGTATTGCTGCTGCGCTTACATCACAGCAAGAATCGTACGGAAGACGTGGTGCTGGAACCACCTGATCCGCAGCAGCTCGCAGGGCGGCGGCGACGCCACGACAATCTTTTTTCGTAGGGCTATCTAGCCACCCATATCCAGACATGTAAGCATCTAACACAGCAAAAGCCAGTGCTGACATATTCTCAAGGCAAGGGTCGTCATCAAACAAATCGGAACTTAGTATTACTTCGGTGTTTGGTGAAAGTTCAGACATAGAAATGGAAGCGACTTGTGGGCTTGGCTGAACTATCTGGAATTTCCGGGAGGTTCGTTGTCGGGGAGTTGTTCAAGGGCGCGAGAGTCAGTCATCAATCGGCTCCATATAGACGCGAACATTGCGGCCGAAGCCACATGTGCCCCATCGGATGCACCACTTGCTGACCCAAGGCCAGACATTCCCCATCCAGAGGCGTTCAACGTTATTGGAGTTGAACCACCAGAACTGACCAATGCGGCCGGTCTCTGAGTCGATATGGAAGTCAGTCATCGAGCTGCTCCAGTGCGCGGCGGATGGTGTCGGTGATCTCTGGAATCACAACGTCCATCTTTTCGATCGTGCCCAGCATCTCCAGGGCGATGCTGTTAATCGACTGCGGCTTGGGGCGGCGGGCGGCGCGGAGTAGCTCAATCAGTAGCTCGGGATGCTCTAGTCCGTGCCAGACAGAGATCCATTCACAGCACGCCTCTAGCTCTTGGTCTGCGCCCCATTGGGCGGCTTGGGCGGCGATGTACTCGGGCAGAGGCAAATGGTCCCGAAGAAGTTCTCGGTCTTCTGCCCACTCGTAGATCAGCTCCGGCGGTGGGGTGATGAGATGTTGGCCAGTCATTCAAGCCAGCTCCATGCAATGCGTTGGCAAATGCGCCATGCGTGTTTTTTGTCAATGCCGTAGCGTTCTGCTAGTTGGCCGTAGCTGCTGCCGGCAACACGCAACTGGCGCAGTTCGCGTACGTGATCTTCTGTAAGAAACGCGGCGTAGTTTGCCTCGCCGCGCTTAAACGGATCACTCATCTACATGCAGCAGCAACCTGCGCATGTACCAATCAGCTTTGCCGTAGTCTTGATCGGCATTGCCCTTGTGCTCAGCGCGCCATAGGTATTTGATGACGTTGCCTTTGCAGTAAGCGCGAAAGCCATCATCACCGAGTGCTGCCTTAATGGCTTGGATGCACTCAATGTCGCCGTGCTTGTAATGCGGCGGATGGTTGACAAGATCACTCATCACCTAAAGCCTCTGCCATATCGCGCCGGATCAGATCAGCAATGCGCTCTTGATATAACCCGGTGTACGTGCTGCAGGTGCGTCCGCTTTGCTCATATAGCCACTGCAGGTAGTCATCGCGGCGTTGTTCAATCTTGTGGTTGATCATCTTGCATCAGCTCCAGGAGTTCAAGAATATGCGCGGCAAATGCCACGTGCGTCATCACTGCATGGGTGCCGGGAGGGCGTCCATAGGACGCCTCCCACCACTCCTTGAATGCAATGTCAAGTGTGGTTTCGTTCATCAGAACACAGGCTCCTCGCTAGTGGTTGCAGCGCCGCGTGGCATGAACTCAAACCGCTGAATACTGAGCACATGCTTGCTGCGCTTGGCACCAGTCTCCTTGTCATTCCATTCTTGCCGGCGCACGGCACCGGTCACGAGGATGCTGTCGCCTTTGCCGAGCTTGTCAACGATCAGCTCAGCGGACTTGCCCCAGATTTCGCAGTCGATAGCGTTATTGATCCAGTTGCCGTCTTTGTCTTTGCCTTCCTGGATGCCACCAGCAAAGTTGGCAACCATGGTGCCAGATTCAAAGGCACGCAGTTGCGGATCAGTGATGATGCGAACGATGCCTGTTGCGTAGAGACTCATGTCAGTTCAGTGGTGTAATGCCATTGGCTTCCTCAAAAGCCAAGACTTGAGCTAAGGCGTAGCGCACACGTGGTGTACCGGCTGGCAAGCCAATGCGTGGCGCCGTGACATAGGCAGGGCCAATGCCGCGTGCACGTTGGTTTTTGATGGCTGCTGGCTTCAGCCCCCAACGTGCTGCCAGTTCATCAGTGGTTAGGAATGGCTCAGTCATCAGCAAAGGGATCCTCATTGGCAGGTGCTAGCTCAGCCTCTTTGGCCAGCGCTAGCTCCATCAGCTGCTGATTCTGCTCGTCGCTGAGATCAGGCTTGCGCTTGTCCATGCGTGCTACTACCTCCTGCAGCTTGTCGAGCGTGTCGGCTTTGGCGATGGCAGCTTTGCCGGCTTGGAACAGCTTGGCGTCGCCTGCGGGCAATGCTGGCGCTGCTGCAGTGGTCACCATTACCGGCTCCACCTCTGCCTGCTGCATCTCATCAGTGCTGTAGACGCCGGACATGTCAGCAGGAAACGCCTTGCGCAGCGCCAATGCTTCAGAGCACTTGGCGATCATTGCGGCGCCCATCTTGCTCCACAAGCCTTGGCCGGCGTTGTAGTCAGCAAA